CTGCTGACTACGGGCAGCCGCATGGCAACAAAATGCGCCGCCACGAAGGCTGCGATCTTGTAGCTCAGAACGCCCGTAGCGGGCTGCGGCGTGTCGATGCCCTTAATGGCGCGGTTGGCGGTATCAAAGGCGGCCGCGTAGGTCGCCTGAAGGCACTGCGCTTGCAAAGCATGTTCGTGTGCGCAATACGTAAATGCCGCCATGGTCAAATTCCACCGGTAGTTGAGGAAGTACTCTGGGGCCACACGCTCGAGGTAAGCGAAATCGGCGTGAGTGGCAGGCTCGCTGAGCATTCGGTCAACATCAGTCTGCAACGCCCGGAACGAATACTGCTGACGCCCCTTGTTGCTGAGAAACCTGACGGCCGTGTGAAAGTCGTTCTTTTGCAGCGTTACTTTCGTGGTTAACGACCACGTGGCGCCGTTGTGGACGAGCCACTCGACGAGCCAGATGGCCAAGGGTCGAACCAAGGTCGGGCAGTAATTTCGCACCGAAGACAGGTACGCTGCCACGTCGGGTACGTCGACTTCAACTACGATTTGCTTGGTTTGACGAACCGCGCAGAGCATTGCCTCGCGCGCTGCTCGGGCACTGACCATAACTATGTCATAGAGCGCTTTTTGCTGCGCGCTTGGTCCTCGCTGGTCGATGGCGGTCGTCGTGCGGATCGTGTGCCACTGATGCGATGCCGTAGCGCCAGAGGCGTGCATGAGATCGCACGGTGGGTGTGGCGGGTACTCGTTATTGACCTCGTCGGCGAACCACCGGATGATCGGGCCCGTCGGCCCTGGCGTGCGCAGCCAATGTGCAGTGAGAATCGCACCGTAGAGATCCTCAAAGCGGTGGCCGACCCAGACTAGGTGACTGTAGCCCAGAGTGGCGAGCCATGGTGGGGTGACTTCGGCAGATTGTTCGCCGTGGCAGTAGACGTTCACGATCAGGCCGTACGGGCTGTGGGGACCTTCTGGGCGCACGGGTCGTCGGTGCTCGTCGGCGGCTAGCACGTGCTCACCGATCAGGTGCCCTTCAATAGGCAGATGCCCGGCCTCTTCCAGCGCGCGGTTGAGCGTGGCCAAGATCATGGCATCGCGATTCGCTCCCCATAGGAAGTCTATGTGCTGCTGATCTTCCGAGCGATGTGCTAAGGCCAGCTCTCCGATCGCTTGGACGGTGGCTATCACTCGCCCGACCGCGAGTAATTCGTGGGGGTTGACGCCTCGGACACCTGGGTCATCGACCAGGAACTCCATGCCAGGGTACGCGACTCGGGCGTGATCGAGC